TTGACAAAGTGCAGCTTGATGCTTTCTTTCCTCTTCTTGTTTTTGTTCTTTAATCATTTGAAGAACATTGAGTTTAGTTGTCATCATTTGTGACCCTCCTTTACAAAACGAACTCCGCGATATGCTTCGTTGTATTGCTGAGGTTGCTGCTGTGCTTGTGCCTGTTGTTGGCGACGAACATCGGTATCATAAGATACACCGCGATAAACGACTTTAGACATAATTACCTCCTAAAGAAATGAGAATTAACCTTTAACCCTTTCGGGTGATCCGTTTCCCGTTCCTTCAATCGTTTGCGTCCCAGTTACAACCTCTTTCTGTTGCGTCTTTAATAGTATTGATAATTTCTACTTTGATTAAATCACTCATGTCTTGATTATCCTTTGCCCTAGCAACAAGTTGCTTAGCATCAGCACAAATCAATTCAGCAGAAAGTAAAAATTCTAACATAGGATGAACGCTCCGTTCCGCGATTTACTTGCGTCCCATTCGCTATTCGCAAACAGCGAATGGGATGAACGTGTGTGCATTATAGCACTACTAAGATATATATGCAAGTAGTTTTGTAAAATGTGATACAGTTTAATCTTCTTCTAATAATTTCTTCACACGTGTTTCTGTGCCATCCATCTTTTTGATTTCGTACAGAGGTGACTTCATATATTTTTTGATCTTCTTATACTCTTTGGTCAGTTGATTGATGGCATCAAGATCCAAAGTAACTTTATTAAATCCACTCATTTCTTTTTCTTCTTATCTGGTTTCTTGTATCCCCACAGTTTGGGATTTGTTCTACCCTCAGTTTGAGTAAACTGAATGAGGTTCTCTCTATACTTGTCCCAGTAATGATCAAAGATATCTACTTTTTTATTGCTCATAACAATATCAAAATGAGTTGTCTCTCCCTGAACATACTCTACGAGATATGTTGTGTATGGAAGAGACTTATCATCTGATAAAGATGGATCGCAATCTTGATGGATAATTTTGATTGAACCCATCAAGAGCGTCCTCCCCATTGAATATCAGGGTAAGCTTCTTCAATGTGACCGCGACTGATATTGTACTTATCAATCAGTTGCTTATCCTTAACAAGAATCAGGAGATCTGCTTCTTCTGGGTGAAGACCTTCCAGCATCTGAATGAAGATGGTTTCACGACGAGTCTTGGAAAGTTTATCGTTACCACCTTTCACAAAGTTGTAGAAACTGCGCTGTTCGCTCCTCAGAGACGTGTGCTCAGTTCCTTTGGGGGCTTCATTGGGTTTGTATGGAACAGGACCCTGTGGGAGGGCAGAGATGACACTATCATCAAAGTTCCAAATCAAAAGAGAAACCAGAGCATCATTACGATACTCTTTCAAAATCTCGATTTTTTTTGCTCTGGTTCTTGCTTTTGATACCAATTCCAAAATTTCACTTTGAAATGGATTTGGAGGAAGTTCGACTCTTTTAGTCGTCGTCTTCGTAGTCGTCGTAGTCTTCGGCATTTTCAAATCTCACTGCGAGTACTGTATCGGGAATCACGTTGCCGTCTTCATCAAGGAATTCGGGATGTAGATTCACTGTGTCTGGATGATATGGTGTGGTCTTAATGACATGTTCTTTTGCCAACCAACCTACCATACCTCCTACAAAAAAGAACATTATAGAAACTAATGTGCTAATTGTCAAGATCGTTGCGACCATCTTCCTACTCCTTGTTTTTTAGGGTTTCCTTATATCGAAGGAAAAGTTTAGGAAAATGTGAAACTCTCTTTTCAGGAAAGAAACCATCTTCCCAAACTTGATTTGGAATGTCTTTGGTTCCTCCTGTTCTTTTTTTGTTTTCTTTCGGAGCATTAGCTCCACACCTTTATTTATCTGCAAATCAGGATTTTTTCTTTCGTCCTGGTCTCTTGTTTTTTTCATAACGTGTCGCATCCTCTAAAATACCACAAAGGTAGTTTCTAATCTTACGCGCACGTGGTTTAGGTATGTGCCCATAACCCTCACGTAGTTGTTTGTGAACATTGTCATTACCACCTTTTAAGTATTCATCCAGTTCAATAATAAGATCACCAAGTTCAGCAGCAACTGAACTCTTAATGAATAATGTCATATCTTTCTTAGTCATGTTCGATGACTTTGCATATTGATAAAGGTTGAGTACATACTTATCCTCACGGAATGCATAGTCAATGGCAGTTTCGACGACGTAAAAAAGATCTTCCATTAATCGGGCAAGTGTTTTTGTTCTCTTAGAAATCTAATAGTATCAGCACATCCACCAATCTTTTGTTCACCAAAAATTACTTGTGGAAAAGTGGCACCTTCACCATACTCATCATAGAAAGCTTCTTTGGTAAAGTCTCTATCTAACTTATAAACAACATGTTTTACCTCAGTAAATTGCATCAACTGCTCAATCTTAGAGCAATAAGGACAGTTGTCTTTGGAATAAATCGTAAACGTCATAATCGATTACAAATTGATTTTATTTATTAAAAAAGAGGGTCACGTGACCCTCTTAGTATATTAGGATTCTTAATAACTGTCAAGTATTGAGAATCTTAATATCATCCAATCACTGGTGCTTTGAGTGCCACAGGAGTGGATTCAACGGAGGCAAGATCCAAGGGGAAGTTGTGAGCATTTCTTTCATGCATAACTTCGAGTCCAAGGTTTGCTCTGTTGAGGATGTCAGCCCAAGTTGGGATGACACGGTTCTGACTATCAATAAGAGACTGATTGAAGTTGAAACCATTAAGGTTAAAGGCCATAGTAGACACGCCAAGAGCAGTGAACCAGATGCCAATAACAGGCCAAGCAGCCAGAAAAAAGTGAAGGCTACGGGAGTTATTAAACGATGCATATTGGAAGATCAGGCGACCGAAGTATCCATGAGCAGCCACGATGTTGTAGGTCTCTTCTTCTTGACCGAACTTGTAACCATAATTCTGACTTACTTCTTCGGTGGTTTCACGGATGAGTGAAGACGTGACCAGACTTCCGTGCATAGCACTAAACAGAGCGCCACCAAATACCCCAGCAACCCCAAGCATATGGAACGGATGCATAAGAATGTTGTGTTCTGCTTGGAAGACGAGCATGAAGTTAAACGTGCCTGAGATTCCAAGAGGCATTCCATCAGAGAAGGAACCTTGACCGAAAGGATAAACAAGGAACACCGCAGAAGCAGCAGCAACAGGAGCAGAGTAAGCAACAAAAATCCAGGGGCGCATCCCAAGACGATAACTAAGTTCCCATTCACGACCCATGTAGCAGAAAACACCAATCAGGAAGTGGAATACAACCAGTTGGTAAGGACCACCATTATATAGCCATTCGTCAAGTGATCCAGCTTCCCAGATGGGATAAAGGTGAAGTCCGATAGCGTTAGAAGAAGGAACAACAGCACCAGAGATGATGTTGTTTCCGTAGAGAAGTGAACCAGCAACAGGTTCACGAATGCCGTCAATGTCCACAGGAGGAGCAGCGACGAAGGCAACGATGAAACAGATAGCAGCAGAGAGCAGCGTAGGAATCATCAGTGTGCCAAACCAACCAACATACAAACGGTTATTGGTTGAAGTCACCCAAGAACAAAACTGTTCCCAGTTAGAAGTAGAACGTTGTTGTGAAAGTGTAGCAGTCATTGTTTTAACTAGAAAGTAAAACCATCAGGGAAATGGTGGAGTTACTATTCCTCAGGCACCCTCATCCTGAGGTATGAGAGACGTGTTTATACTCCCCATAGGTCTCGGTTAATGAGAGTTGCAACTGTTTAAGAAACGTTACATTCCTTAACGTGTTGATGTATTTATAATAACACAAAAAAAACCACCCGTCAAGGGTGGTGGACAGATTTTTTACTGGTTCACCAGATTCCAGGAATAATTTGACCAGTGACAGCATAAGCACCAAGGGCTGCGATGATACCCATCATTGCAAAACGTCCATTCATGCGTTCTGCTTTCTCGTTATGAGTTTCGTATACGTTGTTATCCATTTGTTTTTTTACCTCAGGGTCAATGTACATTTGGGGTTCGGTAGCGTACATA